AGTAGCAGAGGCTTTGATTTGAATGGTATCACCTGCATTCATAATCTGAACCCCATTCCAACGAAGGACACTATTAGCGGCTACTGTTGTATTGTAGTATAGAGCGTTTGTTGTGTCTGCAGAACCCCCGCTAGGTACTAAATGAACATATACCCCTAAAGATCCAGCAGTAGTGTTACAAATATTAATATCTTTTACAAAAGTTCTTGTTGCTGGAACGGCAGGAATAGTTGATGCCGTAGGTACTGTGTATACTGTAGTATACGCCGCAGTTATTGCCCCTACCCCTAATTTATAGCCTATGATATTTTGAAAATTAGCCATTAAATCCCCCCCAACCAGCTGATAGTAAGCTGACTATATAAAGCATCAGCAAATAATCTATTGTTATTATCGTTTTGTGTATAGTATAAACGTTGCGCATTGTTTAATTGGTCTTGATAAGTTTGATTATACTCAACAGGCGCAATCGGTAAGTTAGGCGATACTGCCGTTAGTATGTTCTGGTTATTTTGTGCGTTAGCCATTATCTTCTTCCATCAGGTCTGATATCAATACGAGGCATACCTAATTGCCATGCCACACCTACACTGTTAGATTCTATACGGAAAGCCATTTGACGACCACGTAGTCTTGTATATACTTGACCTGTAAATTGTTGAATTGTATATTGACTTTCAACGGTATAGTTATCACTGCTTATAACTTGAGGGTTATCTGCTGAACCATAAGCGGTACCTGAATTTTGACGAGGCTTTACGGTCATTGTAGCATATGGATTATTTACGTTAGAGCCATTAAAGTTAATATCAGGTAAAATTCTCCAAACAAATCCAAAGTTATGGCCATCTCCGATATCAAAATCTGATGATTGTACGTAAGAATCTATAGCACGAGTTTGTTCTCCTGCACTATCATCTACACCTGATTCATGATTAAGTAAATACCCTACATCACCTGAAGCGGTAATGGTAGTACTAGCTACTGTTTGATTATTATTAACATTGTATGTACCTATGCCACCCGTACCTGTACCATAGCCTGTAATAATTGTATTACCGCTAATACCTGAACCTGATATGGTAACGTCTAGCCCTATAACACCTGAAGTAACGTTAGTTACAGTTAAAGTATTTCCTGTTATAGAACCTGTAAAGGTAGCAGAAGGAATATAGTATGCAGCTACTGGATTTTGAAGTGTACCTGAATCTAACCAAGCAGTTCTTTCCATTGAACCATAATACCAAACACGATCAAGATAGTTATATATAACATACTTGTCGATAACATTAGTTCCATTAGAACAATAGAACCACCATACTTCATTATAACCTTCATTAGACCCTGCAAAAATTTGATATGCTTGAGTTTTATCAATATCATTAAATACGTATTGGCGCAATGCACAAGGTAATGTTTCAACACGACCTGAGTACATATAAAATTTCTCATTACCCATCCAGTAAGTTACGTTATTTACAGTAACCATACAGTTAGGTGATATAACAGAGATGTTATCCATAAGAATATTAAAGCTCCACACATAAGGGGCTCCAATATACTGCATTGAATAAAGTGCTGAATCTGTCCATACTAGAATTTCTTGACGGGTTGCACGAGCACCCATAATGTATGAACCATTAGTCAGTGCAAATTCACCTGACTGGTTTGTAATAGAGGGTATCCATTGGTAAGGATTAGCTTGATCTGACCATCTAACAAGTAATGGATTAAATGCACTGTTGGGAGTTCCTGGTATATAGGAATTAGATCCAAATGCTATAATAAATTCTTGAATGGCAGATGATACAATCTGGTATGTTTGAGTAGGAACATATGTGCCATCATATCCCACTGCAGTTGATTGAGTACTTAATGATTGTGCACGAGTATTAGCACCTGATGGATAAGCACCATTAGGTATCCAATAATAAATAGCACCGCCACGAGGAGCAATAAATAAATATTCTCCAAAGTTATCTGCTGTCCATAACCTAAGTTGTATGCCTAAAGATGTAGAACCTGTAAAGTCAGTACCCCAACCATAAGAAGTTGATTGATCAATTACAGTAACAGTACCACCACCTGTTGCAGGCGCAGAAGCCGTTAAACCACTTGCTAAAGTTATAGAATATGAGTTTGCATTAATATAAGTTATTTGGAATGTAGCATTTAAAGCCGATGCCGCTACACCACCTACAGCCGATGCATTAGCAAAATTTACGTAATTACCTGTGACTAAACCGTGAGCTGTTTGGGCAACGGTAATGGTTCCACTAGAAGTTGCTGTTGTAAACGGATTAGTAAGAATTGCTACAATAGGTGTAATTGCTCCACCCCATGGGCTAGTACCCCAACCTGTACCATAAGAATAAACATTAAGACCTACAGGAACTTCATATTGTGCAGTAACGCTACCGCCACTAAGATTTACAGTTGATGTAGCATTAGCTGATGTTGTAAATGTCCAAGTATCATTAATTAAATCAACGGATAAAACTAACTGTTCTGTGTTGATCAGTGTAGAAGATACACCACCAATAGTAGATGCACCTGATAGTACAACATAATCTCCAATATTAGGTTGATAACTAGTGTCTGTAACTGTGATTATATTAGAGCCGTTAACTGTTGATAGCTTATTAACTAAAGTAGAAGTTGCGTAGATAGGTGTGATGTCTGTATAAAGACCTCCAAACTCTACATAATATTTAAGATTAGTACCAACACCGATATAGTTGTTACTACTTAAATCATACCATTGCCATAAAGTTCTTGCTGCACCTTTATAGGTGTTATTAGAAAAACGAGACCATCCACCAATCTTTTCAGGAAAGCCAGAACGGAAACGAATCTTGTCGCCATCGTACCAACCACCTTCATTGGCATAATCAGTACCTTCTCGATTAAGGCCTGGTCTAAATTCTAGTTTTTGTAATGGCATTAAAAGGGCCTTGTTCCTGATTTATCAATAATCAAAACCTGTTTACGAGGTTTATCTGCAACGTTGTTTGGGATAGATATGTGTACCCAAGAATCAAATTCTCGGATTAGTTGGTCATACTCAATATTACTTTTAATAACGAAGTTAACGATGTCATTCGGAGTTAACCCTGGTACCTTAATATCAGCGGCACACCCATTACAATGTTGTGAAGTAGGTTTACTTCCTACAGCTTCGTTTACTTTGGGACTACGATAAGCTGAGTTAACCATAATAGGTTTTCCTACAACACGTCTTACTTCTTCTAAAAACTTAGCAAGCCTAGTTAGATTTGCAGTTATTATAGCATCGGGTGTGTTGTCTAGCCCTTGGCGTTCTGCAATTTCACTATGAGTAAGTTCCTCTAGTGTGAAATTAGGACTTAACTTCATTTCTTTTTAATATAAAATAAACTACGTTCACCGAATAGGTAGAATCCTACAGCAGACGCAAAGTTGTTAACTTGATCAGACATGCTACCTGTAATCACAGTATAACCCCATACACTTAATACTAAAACGCCTATAATAGGACGCATTAAACGTACAATTGCTTCAACCCAAGGAAAACTAGGGTTACCAGAGCCTGCTTCATTCATGACTTTAAAAAACTCTAAATCTATGTTTTTCATCGTAGCATATTGTTCAATCGTAGCAGGCTTGAATTGATCAGGTGCTACAAACTTATTTATTAATGATTTACCTAAGTCCATAACGACTGGGGCAAAGGCTGATAATATTGTAATTGGATCCATGTTACTCCTTATACTACTTTAATATTAATAACTTTTTTAGACTTTGGAATACCGTTTACTACGCCTAAAATATCTTGTCTATCTGCTTTTTGCGGACCTTCTATATAGTAAGGTACCGCACCTGTTAACATTTCCCATCCAGCTAAGAAGAAAGGAATGTTATCTGAATAAGCATTGTCACAACCTAGTTCCCACATTGGACCGTGTAAAAACATACATGAGCCTTGGCATATTTGTAATACTGGACAATTAGGGCACTCTTCTCTGTGTGACCAGTGTGTACTTGTGTTTAACTTTATATTGTCATAGTCAGCAACATTACCAATAAGATGGCTTTCACCATTAAACCCAGTAGCCACTGCACTTACATTCTGACAAGTTAATACATTACCTTTTAAATCTACTGCAATATCTTCAGGTCTATCCATACCACATTTTTGACCTACGCTAGTAGCGGGTTGCTTATTTTTAATAGAATCAATAAAGTTCTTTATCTTAGTTTGAGTTACTCCTAGATTAGAACCTAACCCAGCTCTTAATTCTTTAAAACTATTACTACGAGATTCAATATGTTCAGCGGGGTCTGTTATACATAAACTAGCACCACCTTCATCATAAGGATCAATAAAAGCACCCTCACCTATTAAAGCATCAAATCCTAACTTTTCTTTAAACCATGCACTGATAGCAGCGCGACTTAAGTTGTTCTTATGCACCATAGCATTAAAACTAATCTTGCCTTTTGGATTTAGTTTGGTCCATAAGTAAATAATGTTATGGAGCTTTTCTTCATCATCAAAAGGATCTAAACCTCTAACATGGTAGCCTGGGCCGTCATGTGATATACCAACTCTAAAATCTAATGCATCTAACCAATCACTTTTTTCTTCATCAAGCAAAGTACCATTAGTTATCATTGTTAATTCAGCTTTAGGGTATTTAGCTTTAATACCTTCAGCTAGTGGCTTTAAACTTTTCCAGTAAACTAAAGGTTCACCGCCCCAAAATTCTACTCTAACATCTTCGCCATCTACGCTTTCAAACCATGTAGGTAATTGAGCTAAGAAAGGTTCTACATCATCTTTATTTGTTTCATCAGCTTTAGGCACAAACCTTTGGCTGCAATAAGTACATTCATAATTACAAGATAAACCTAATTGTATTTTAAGCTTTTTAATATTACGGCTTTTACCTAATGGTGTATTTTTACTAACCGTAGCTACAGGTTTATAATCTTTTGTATTATCAGGTGTTCCAAATTCTATTTCTTTTTCATCTGCATCAAATACTTGTGATGTCATGTTGTCATACCAAAAATCAATAGGTTCATTGGTAATAGGTTTAACACACCTAATTATAAATCTAGCCATTTTGTAATTCCTATAATGTAATGTAATTTCTTACAGTTTCTACTACTTTTATGTTTGTTGCTAAAGCAACAGTGTCAACACTTCCTAAATTAATTTCACTTGTATGGAATACTGAAGCAGGATGTATAGTTAAAGTCCCTGGTATAGGACTTATTGGAAACAACATACTGTGATTCAATAATCTACTTCTTGCGGGCATAGGGTCAATTAAATGTAACCTATTACCTGCTGGTTTTTGATGCGTATTGTTATTTGGAAAATCAGTAACTTCTAATGATAACCACAATACTGCTACATAATCTACACTTCTATGATTATGCGGTTTAGCATATTCACCTGGACCAAACTTACGCATACTTGATACCGCTTCAAACTGAATTTCTTCAGGGGTATTAAACCCTTCAGCTTTAGCCATCTGAACCATTCTGTCTTTTAACATTTTTTTAAATATTTGACAAGGTTCTCTATTATCAGCTAGTAAATTGTAAGCTACCTCTTTTGATTTACGCATATGGTATGGAACATGAGCTTCAGGGTGTCCTGCTTCATATTCTTCACCAATAGCAATTATATCTTTTAAAAACTGTTCTGTAACTTCAGGTGCACGTTGTTCAAATAAAATATTAGTTGGCCAAAGATGCGCAATATTATTCAACAGTTATTACTTTCTTTGATACACCATGCCAGAATTTATAACCTGTTTTTATAGTAATAGTTTCACCTGATTCTAATCCATAAGCATCTAATACAAATGATTTTCCACTAGCTACACGGGTTCTATTAATAATACCTATATCTGTTTCAAGATATACAATAGTACCGTTAGTACTTGATACTGTATATTCTAGTTTTTCCCCTGCTTTAATAGTTCCTGGACCGTCAATAGATATAGGCATCCAAGCATCTAGAAATTGTTTTGTTGACGCTATAGAAATTGCCGAAGGAATATCTCCATCAACTGTAATGTTTGCTGAATCTGTATCGCGATATATAATAATTAGATCATCTACAGAACAATCTTTGGTAGGGGTTAATATATATACATAAGCATATGATCTAAAACGTCCATTGACTACAGACCAAGGAGACCCTGATAAAAATTTACCTGGAGTTGTTTCTTCACTATCAAAACTTTCACCTGATTTAGATTTTTCTGGAAGTGATAATTGGGTTGTTTCTAAAGCTACCAAATCAGATACTTCATCATTAATCATTTTTTTAGGAAGTAGTGCAATACATCCATGATCTTGTGAGAATTTAGTAACCAATTCAGAAAGTTTAAAACTTCCTACGGCTTTAGTAATACCAATTCCACTAACTCCATCGTTAGTAGCATCAATAATATCTAATGAAATTTCATCACCTTCTATAGTAATTTTATTTTTAGATAATGTTCTGTTTGTTGTTAGTTTTAAAAATACCATAATTTTTCCTTTATTTTAGCAATTACATGCACAATTACAATTGTTTACTTGCAATCCTACTACTGACCCATTCCATGTTAAATTCCAATTTCCACTTGTTCTATGACCTACACTACCTCGTCTACTTCCACATACGTTTAATACGTTGTAAGGATCAGATAAAGAATTTCCAGCGGTAGCATTGGCAGAAGTTAAAAATCCTCCATAATTTCCTAAGTCATTAGTAAATTGAGATAACTGTGTAGGCACACTTGTTAAACCACTAATAGAACTAGAACCTGTCCATGCAAAATTAGCAGTAGATTTAATAGTTGCATCACCAAAAACTATTGTACCATTATTAATTGTTGTTGCCATTTATTATCCTTAACAATTACAATTACAGTTACAATTACTTACAATAATTGACCATTGTGAACCATCCCAATTTAAATATCTATACCCAATTTCATTAGAAGCATAATATCCAGATAATGTAGTATTAACATTAGCTGAAGTTAAATAACTACCATAGTTTCCTAAATTATTAGTAAACTGGCTTAATGCCGTAGGTGCCCCTGTTACTTGAGCTAAAGTAATTGTAGTTGATGATAACGTGGTACCATCACCAAAAGTAACTACACCACTACCTAATATTGTTGATGCCATTTAATATCCTTAACAATTGCAAGCACAATTACAGTTGCAATTCCCATCAGTGTATATAGTTAATGTGGTTGTATTACCACTACCAGTTACTTGAACCCCTAAATTAGGATAAGCTGCTGTAGTTACAGAAGCTGTGCTTACTAATGCTCCTGAAAGAAAACTACCATAATTACCTAAATCATTTGTAAACTGACTTAATTTTGTTTTTCTATCTGATACGTTAGTATAAGGGACGGTATTAGTGCTCATTGAAGAGCCATCACCATAAGTTACAGTTCCATTACCTAGTATTACTGTTGCCATTATTAAACAGTTCCGTAGGAAGTAATCGCTGCTTTAGCTGTTAAGTTTCCTGATGAATCTAGTTTAGCAACGTTTACTCCATTATAAGCAAAATATAATGTAGTACCTGATGGAGTTACTGCCCAACCACCTGTATTAGCAATGCTATTAGCTGTTACCGCAGTTCCTGAAATAGTAGTTCCTGTAATAGTACCACCTGTAATACTTACATTACCCATTTGTTGTTGAACAAACGCAGTAGTAGCTAATTGTGTAGTGTTAGTGTTTATACTAGCTGTAGGCGCTGTTGGTATCCCTGTAAATGCTGGTGAATAAGGGCCTATAGAAGCTATGAAGAAATCAGTAGCATTACAATAAACATAAGAAGTAGCACCATTAGCTATAGATACCGCTGTACCTGAAGCTGTTTTAATAGTTATAGCATACCCGCCTGTGGTATTGTTATATACCACATAAGTCTTATTAACTGCTGGAGCTGTAATAGCACACGATGCTGATAAAGCCCCTGTGAATACTAATACGGCATTTCTAGATTGATCTGAGATACCATTAAGGGCGCTTAATGAGTAAGTGGTTAAACCTGCAATAGATATAGATTGAACACCTGTAATAGACTGTTCAAGTAAAGTTCCTATATTAGTATTAGTAGTTGAACCCCATACGCCTGCTTGCTCGCCATTACCGATAAGCTGGATACGTAAACTGGTGGAATAGGTTGATGCCATAAAAAATCCTTATAAGTTAGTAGTATTATAGTATAAAACTGTTAGTTTTGGTTGTTATTTACAGGGTTCCAAGTGTTGTCTTCATCATTATTGATCAATGTCCATGTATTTGTTTCAGTATTATTGATTAAAGACCAGGTATTTGATTCAGTATTATTAATTACATTCCATGTATTTGTTTCAGTATTATCTATTGCTATCCATGAAATAGTCTGATCATCATTAATTCTAAACCAACCTGTTGTAATATTAATATCATTTAAAGTTATAGGCTCTACCCTAGATTGTGAAAACTGAGCAGTTATGATGCGTATATCATTTATAGTTAAGGTTTCAGTGATAGACACTGGTAAATAGAATCCGCCAACAATTACAGTGTCAAGCCCTATATTTTCTTTAATACTTTGCAATAAAGCAGAGCTTGTTAAGCGTATATCTAATAATTGAATATTTTCAGTTCTTGACTGAACAAATTGAGCTAATATTAACCTTACATCATTTAAAGTCATATTTTCAGTAATAGATGCTTTTAATGCTGAAATTTGAGTATTTAAATCTCTTATATTTACATCTTCATTTCTAGACTGTAAAAACTGACTTAGTTGAGTGCTTAAATCATTTACATTTATATCTTCGTTTCTAGATGAGTTAAAACTAGATTGATCTGTTTCTTGATCTGTTAATGATAATGGTTCAGATCTAGATTGAGCGGCATTAAATATTATTTGTAGTGTATCTTGTTCTGATAAAGGCTCAGTTCTACTTTGTGCAAAAGTTGATAATTGGGTGCTAGTATCTCTAGGAACGCTATCTTCAGTAATAGATTCTAATAACTGACTAAGTACAGAATTTAAATCAGCTACAGATAACCCTTCAGACATATTAGCTAAGAATAAATCTGCTTCATAGTTTTGATCATCAAAAGATACTGGCTCAGTTCTTGAAGCTAGTAAAGTGCTGATCTGTGTATATAAGTCTAGTAACTGTACATTTTCTGCAATAGTTTGTTTGTATGCAGTAACTTGGGTATTAGCGTCTCTAAGAATACTATCTTCATTGAGTGATTGTAAGTATTGACTATTTGCATTACGTACATCATCTAATGCGCTATCTTCATTACGTGAAGAATTAAATGTAGATAGATCAGACTTCTGGTCTGCTAATGTTACAGATTCAGTAAGGGATTGATTTAAATTAGAGGATGTTGAATTAGTGTCATTTAATATTACAGATTCTGATATTAATTGAGGGAAGTTAGCTAAAATTGATGGTGTATCATTTAAAACTACATTCTCATTAAGAGACTGTAATAAACTAGATAATTGAGAATTAGTATCATTAACTACTAAGTTGTCATTAAAAGAATTAAGAAAATTAGATAGTTGTGTATTAAGATCTTTTACGGTAGTAGATTCAACTATAATAAATGCATAAAAGTTATTAGCAGATGGTAAGCTTACAAATGGTAAACTAGATAATGGTGAAATTCCAAACATGTTTAATCACTTTTAATAGTTGTTACTTGCGGAGAAGATGTTAACAAAAATAGTGTTATCTTCTAGAGCTTCAATCTCATGCCACTCATTACCTTTTAAATCAAAAGCACCTGAGTTTTTATCTATAACTTTTTCTAAGTTTTCTTTTCTTATAACGCATGATCCAGCATGACAAATTGTTGCATGGTTAAATGTATGCTCGTGTTTAGGCAAGCCTTCACCTTTAGATACGTGAAAAACGTTATGCTTATTACCGTTATAATCAAAAGTGTGGGTTAACTTAGCTTGTTCCATTATATTTGCTCAAGTCCTTGTGTTACTACGGTACTAGGTATAGGCTCTGGTATAGGTATATCTACAAATGTGTTATCTGCTGGGTTAAACCAATGTTGATCAGCCACAATATGATCAGGACAGTCAACCCAATATATTTGTTCAGTGTTATCAAATATAGCCTCAGGTTCTACTTGGGCTACTCTGTAACCTTGTTCTCTGGGTTCTACTGTTGATATAAGTGCTTTCATATTAATCCTTAGTATGCCAATATATTACTAGTATCATAACCGTATTGTATTGAGATATATCCAGCTGCCCCTGCAGTACCATTAAAAGCTCCAGTGCCAGTATTATTACCCCCGCCAGTACCACCAAGTTGATTAAAATAACCATTAAAGTTTCCACCGCCACCACCACCTGAAGAGAAACCACTACAACCATCAGCACTGCCATTGCCACCTGTGCTTCCACTACCAGCAGCGCCTCCACCACCTAATAATGTAAATGCTGTATTACCTGTTATTGAATATGATCCTCCAGCACCACCAGCACCATTAACATTTACTGAACCTACACCGCCACCACTACCACCTGTTGCCGTTATAGTAAGTCCTTTAAAAGTTACAGAACTAGTACCTCCTGTGCCTCCAGCACTGCCAGATGTACCCGCTGTACCAGCAGCACCTAATGATATGCCAGATATAGTTGTGCCTGGAGCAACGTTTGGTATAAGTATTTTTACTCCACCACCGCCACCGCCACCGCCACCGCCACCGCCACTGCCACCAGATCCTGTAGTACTACCACCACCACCCGTACCCCCTGCTATATAAATAATGACATAATTAGTACCCCAAGGTGTACTGGCAGAATAACCTGAACCACCAGGTCCAAAGGTTATAGATCCACTATTAGTAAGTCTTGGAATTGAGGTTATAGCACTTGCCGTTACGGTAGAAGTTATAGACGAAGCCCCTGATGGAATAGCAACAGTACCTGATGTAATAATATAATTAGCATTAGTTAGATTGATGTTTTGCCAAGATACGCCATCATATATCCACGAGGTACCATTAATCGAGAATACCTGGTTGGTAGAGGGACTACTGGGAAAGTCTATTGCTGCCATCTTAGTACTCTATAATTAATATACCAGGGGCACCAGCGCCACCAGCTAATGAAGTTACACCTGAACCGTTACGTGCACCTGAACCACCTGCGCCATAACCTTGACCTAAAATACCTGCTGAACCTGCAGCTGTACCAGCATTCTGTCCACCCCAACCAAAGCCTA